ACATTTAGTTGTATTACATTTAGTTGCATCACATTTAGTTGCATCATTTTTATTGTCAAGAAATTTTATTACTTCGTTCATGATATAGTGCAGTTATTATTTTTATATTATATTTCATAATCATTTTATTTATATTTTTACAGTCATTATATTTTTACAGGCATTTCACCAAATTTTATAAAAGGGTGTAAAGGTGCAAAGGGTGCAAAGGGTGCAAAGGGTGCAAAGGGTGCAAAGGGTGCAAAGGGTGCGAAGGTGCAAAAGTAATTAAGAAATTTTTTGGAGGGGAAATATATTTTGATTTATAATGTATTTAATAAACAATTTAAAAATAAATTGAAATATAAAATATCTAAATGATTCAGTCACATATCCCTACATTACAGTATCAAACCACTATGAAGTCCTCCAAGCCAAATACTTGTGATGCCATTGAAGATATGTTTGACTTTCATGAAGATAAAGATAATAATAAATATATTGAAGCCCCATGGTCAATTATTAATTCTTATTTCAAGGGGAATCATTTAGATAAACTTGTTAGACATCAATTGGAATCTTATAATAATTTTGTTAATTACCAAATTATTAAAACTATTGATATGTTTAACCCTGTCAATATTGCATCAGATCAGGATTTTGATCCAAAATCAGGAAAACATGCATTAGAAATATGTATTACCTTTGAGAATTTCCACATGTATCGTCCGCAAATCCATGAAAATAATGGTGCAACAAGCCTAATGTTTCCACAAGAAGCGCGACTTCGTAATTTTACATATGCATCGGCTATGACGGTTGATATCAATGTGAAGTTTCTAGTTCGGTCTGGTGAAAATCTAGAAAACACACAGACATTTTATAAGACTTTGCCCAAAATTCATATTGGTAAAATGCCGATTATGTTGAAATCTAATATTTGTGTATTAACTCAATACAAACATGTTGAGAATGTGAATACTGGAGAATGTAAACATGATGCAGGCGGATATTTTATTATAAATGGTTCAGAAAAAACTGTATTAGGGCAAGAACGCGCAGCAGAAAATCGTGTTTATTGTTTCAATGTGTCAAAGAATAATACAAAGTATAATTGGAGCGCAGAAATAAAATCAGTTCCGGATTTCAAATGTATCTCACCAAAGCAAATCAATCTTTATTTATCATCTAAGAATAACGGTTTTGGTTTTCCGATTTATGTTCAATTACCGCGATTAAAACAAACAATACCTCTTTTCATTGTATTTAGGGCATTAGGTATTATTTCTGACCAAGAAATTTGTCAGAAAATTTTGCTGAATATTGATGCGACTAAGGAGAAAGAAGTATTGCAAGGTCTGCAAGCTTCTGTCATTGATGCAAATACATATTTAACACAAGAAGATTGTATTCGTTACATTACTTCGTTTGCAATGTATACGCCGATTAATATGGACAAGGAAACAGGGGCAAAAAAGAAATATGAATTCACTCTAGATATTTTGAGTGGCGATTTATTTCCACATTGTAGTAATCCAGTGCAAAAAGTGATGTTTCTTGGATACATGGTATATCGTTTGTTAGAAGTCAGTTTTGAATGGGTTAAACCTGATGATCGAGATTCTTATATCAATAAGCGCATTGATTTGACTGGTACATTGCTGAATAATTTGTTTCGTAATTACTTCAACAAATTGGTGAAGGATATGGAGAAGCAAATTATAAAGGAAATTAATACTGGTTCGTGGAAATCAACTGATGATTATTTGCGCATTGTAAATGAGACAAATATTTATAAAATTATTAAGTCAACCACGATTGAAAACGGAATCAAACGCGCATTATCTACTGGCGATTTTGGTATTAAACATGTTAGTAGTAATAAGGTCGGTGTTGCTCAGGTACTAAATCGGTTGACTTATGTAGCAAGTTTAAGTCATTCTAGGCGAATTTCCACTCCTACAGATAAGAGTGGAAAACTTATTCCACCTAGAAAGTTGCACAATACTACATGGGGATTCTTATGTCCTGCGGAGTGTTTTGACCCTGCTACTCCGATTTTAATGTGGGATGGTTCTGTTAAACTTGCTGGAAACATAGTAGTCGGAGATATTCTTGTTGATGACAATGGAAAACCTACTGAGGTTCGTACTACTTGTTCTGGATTTAAGAATATGTATGATGTTATTCCTGATAAGGATAATTTTATGCAACATCGCGTTACCGATAATCATATTCTTACACTGAAAATACGCCGTCACAAATCTATTAGAAAATCTGATGGTAAATTAAAAAAATATACTCATATGGTAGAATTTCTTAATCGTGAAAAAACAAATTTTCAAAGAAAAAATTTCACTTCTTTAAAAGAAGCAGAGGATTTTGTTGACAGTTTTGATGATGATGATACACTAGATATTACAATTGAAAATTATTTAAAACTGAACCAAACTACAAAGAACCATTTGGTTTTATTCAAAGTAGAAGGAATTCACTGGACCAAAAAAGAGGTTGAAATGGACCCATATTTACTTGGTATGTGGTTAGGAGATGGTCTCAGCGATGGTACAGGGTTTGCATTGAATTACAAAACAGACCATGAGACGCTAGCTTACTGGGAAAAATGGGCAGAAGAAAATGGAGCAATAATTACAAAAGATGAAAGATATGGTTTCTCAGTTGTGTCTAAGAAAAATAAAGATGCTACTTCTGCTGGATTATGCAATCGTGTAGAAGAGGCTCCACTCAAAAAATATCTTCGTAAATATAATCTTCTGAAGAACAAGCATATTCCGAATGAGTATCTTACAAATGATAGAGACACACGATTAAAGGTTTTGGCTGGATTAATAGATACTGATGGTTCAGTTCGTGCAGAAGGCCGTGAAATTCGCATTTGTCAAGGGCCTGCTAATTATAGAATAATTGAAGACGCTCATACATTGGCAATGTCTCTTGGATTCTCGTGTGGTGTTAAAGAAGGAAGAAGCCAATGGACTGATGAGAAAAGTGGTGAGAAAAAGTTTAGCACCTATAAAGAACTAACCATTACAGGACATAAAATTTGTGAAATACCAACACTTCTTCCGCGTAAGAAATTAACGAGTATAGAGAACAAAACACAGATTTTAAGGAGTAAATCATTTATGTCCAGTAAATTTAACTTGGTAGAAACTGGAATTGGTCCTTATGTTGGATGGCAACTACACGATAAACGCGGTAGATTTTGCTTCAAAGATGGTCTCATATCTCATAATACCCCGGAAGGGGCAAGCATTGGTGTGGTAAAAAATCTGAGTTACATGTCACATGTGACCATAACTTCCAACTCAATGCCAATTTATGAATATGTGATGCCGAATATTTTGGATATTACCACTTTAAAAACAGAAGAATTATATGGTAAAACGAAAATATTCATAAATGGTGCATGGGTTGGAATAAGCAATGACCCATTAAGTTTATATAATATGTTGAAGGAAAAGAAAACTCGTGGCATTATTAATATTTACTGCTCTATTGTGTTTGATTATAAGAGGAATGAAATTAGGATTTGCAATGATGGAGGTCGCATTACTCGTCCTTTATTAAGAGTGATTGATAATAATATAATTGTGAAAAAATCTATTATTAGTGAATTAGATAAGGGGAATTTAGTTTGGGATGATTTATTAACCAATTGTAAGATAGATGAATCTATTATTGAATATATTGACCCTGAAGAGCAAAGTTGGTCATTAATAGCAATAAAACCCACAGATATGATTTCTCAACCAAGTAGCGGAGAAATTTATAGATATACTCATTGTGAAATTCATCCGAGTACTATGTTTGGTATATTAGCGTCATGTATTCCATTTCCAGAACATAACCAGTCACCCAGAAACACATATCAAACAGCGCAAGCAAAACAAGCAATGGGAGTTTATGCGACGAATTATGCGGAGCGAATGGATAAAACCGCTTATGTCTTGAATTATCCTGCCAGACCAATGGTAGATACTCGTGTCATGGACATGATTCATATAAATAAAATCCCATCTGGTTGCAATGTTGTAGTGGCTATTATGACACATACTGGATATAATCAAGAGGATTCATTGCTTTTCAATAAGGGGTCTATTGACCGTGGATTATTCCAGACGACTATTTATCACACAGAAAAGGATGAAGATAAACAGAAGATTAATGGTGATGAAGAGATTCGCTGTAAACCGGATGCATCTAAAACGAAAGGGATGAAGTTTGCGAATTACAACAAAGTAAATAGCAAAGGGCTTATTCCTGAAAATACATTAGTAGAAAATCGCGATGTCATTATTTCAAAAGTTGTTCCAATTAGAGAAAATAGGAATGACCATACTAAAGTCATTAAATATGAAGACCAAAGCAGAATTTATAGAACAGAAGAGGACACATATATTGATAAGAATTATATTGACCGAAACGGAGATGGTTATAATTTTGCGAAGGTGAGATTGCGTGCTGTTAGAAAGCCTGTGATTGGTGATAAGTTTTCATCAAGAAGTGGGCAAAAAGGTACTATAGGTAATATTATTCCAGAAGAGAATATGCCCTTTACTAGTACTGGATTGAGACCTGACTTAATGTTGAATCCTCATGCGATTCCTTCGCGTATGACCATTGCACAATTAAAGGAGACGCTGATGGGCAAGGTTTTGATAGAGTTAGGTTTGTTTGGGGATGGTACCAGTTTTGGAGACCTTGATATTAATATTGTCCGAGACGAATTAATAAAATTAGGGTTTCAAAGTTCAGGGAATGAGGTTTTATATAATGGAATTACAGGTGAGCAAATAGAATGTGATATCTTTATTGGTCCAGTGTTTTATCAAAGGCTGAAGCATATGGTGATTGATAAGGAACATAGTCGTTCTATTGGACCCATGGTGAATTTAACGAGACAACCGGCGGAAGGTCGTAGTAGAGATGGTGGGCTTAGATTTGGTGAGATGGAAAGGGATAGTATGATATCACATGGAGCAGCTCGTTTTACAAGAGGTCGTATATATGATGCGTCAGATAAATATCAAGTATATACTTGTAAGAAATGTGGTCTAGTTGCAGCATATAATGATAAGGTTCAAATTCACAGATGCAGAACTTGTGATAATAGGACCGATTTTGCTTATGTAGAAATTCCTTATGCTTGCAAGCTGTTGTTCCAAGAATTAATAACTATGAATATTGCACCCAGAGTTATTACAGAAAATTAAAAGATTTTATTTCCACCTTAAACAGAACCTAGAGTTGCATTATTTGGATTTGAGCTATTATCTCCTCTTGCACCTGGTTTACCTATCACATTATTTTTCATTATTTTACTATTAGCTTTCTTTTATTTCTTTTAATTTTTCTTGATTTTCTTAATTTTCTTAATTTTCTTGATTTTCTTGATTTTCTTAATTTTCTTAATTTTCTTTTAGTCCTTTTTTGTTTTCTTGATTTTCCTCCACCTCCTTTGGAATAAGATTCACCACCTCCTAGTAGTTTTTCTGAATCTGACATACCCTCTCTCTTCTTTCGTTCTATTAAATAATCTTCTATAGTTCTTATTGCATATTGTACAACTTCTAATACTTTCTTTTTGTAATGGAGAACTTCTTTGCCTTCTTTAATAAAAAATTCTTGAATAATTTTATGAAATTCTAATGGAATTTTACTCATCAATACCATCATAGACAATCCGCCCTCTTCTTTTAATTTACTCGCTGCTTGATTGAGTTGAACAAGTAGGTCTTGAATACTTTGTATTTCTTTTTTATCCAATTTAGTTATTAGTTTTAATTTTTGTTCTTCAAGTTGATTTATTAGTTCTGGTTTTTGAAGTTCATACATTAAATCTATTAAATCATCTTTAATATTAAATGGTGTACGACAGAATGGACAAGGGAGACTACTCGGCATGCCTTGAGAATTATAATACTTTTTTAAACATCTATAATGAAAATTATGTCCACAAACATTTATTTTTACAGGGTCTATTTGACCCAAAAGTTCATAACATATAGGACATCTCTCAGAATTTAATAAATCTATATTTGTTACATCCATTTATATTATATTATTCATATATTTATTTTTACATATATCATGAAACTTATTGCATATTTATCCAACTGCATATTTCCAATTTCCCCTTATTAAAGTTATTTTAGCGAAGCAAATATGCTCACAAAATAATATTTTCCCTTTAAAATGTCACTACCAAGAATAAGAAATTATTATACTTATTATAAATAGGTGATTTTTAGAAATGATTTTTTATAGACTTTATATATATGTCAATTGGTTATACGAATCTTTATGGCTCAGTGGGTCCAACATTAAGGATAAATGGACTTGGACCTGGTTTCAAGCCCCAATATAGAACGCAGTTTTCTTTAGGTAAAGGTATTCCAGGTTTCATTCCGCAGAGGCTAGTAGATGATGATTATACTTATGAGGATTATATGAATGACCGCGACATTGTTGTTGAAGGTTGGAATACAAATTACAGAAAGGAGATTAATGCCCTTACAGGTAAACCAGCAAGAGCCATAACTCCTTTTCGTGCTGTGACAAATTCAGGAGATTTATTAAGTCGTAAGTATTATACATGTGGTGGTCCATGTCAGACATTTCAGAGCAGACCAGGTTTGAGTGGTTTAAAGCAAAGATTTGGTGCAGTAATGTTTAAATGTGATGGTACAAATGTACAACCAGCAGCATGTAACATAAGATATGTATATGATAGCTCTGATTATTCAAGATATTTAAAACAACGTTCTATTAATCAAACATATAATAACTTAAGCAATGGTGGTAACGAATCAAGTGGTAGTCAAGTTGCATGGCGTGCTATTCGCAGATATTAATAGGGAGTTGAGCTCTTTTATTACCTTGAAAATTCTGAAACTTTGAAAATCCAGTGTTTGAAAATCCAGTGATTATATATTATTTATACAATAATAAAATAATAATATATAATAAAATGACTACAATAGCTTATCATCAGTATACCAATATTCCATATTCAGGTGGTTCTTATAACTCTTATCCAATTCCTGGACCAATGAGCACAAGTCAAACAGCTGGTGGAATTCGCATTAATCATACTTTAGGTGCATTACCAGGAATTCATCCGAATCCTCCGCAGTTTGGAGTTGCAGATGGAGCAAGTGAATTTTCTAATGCACGAAGATATTATTGGCGTACAGCAAAAAGTGTAGATGCACAAGCAGCAGCCAATACTTTAGGGAAAGCATCAAGACCTTCAAATTATACTGCTCATACTAGTCAAAGACAATATCCTGTATCAACTCATATGAATTACATTGCACCGAAAGATTCATCGCAAAGAACAGAGATGTTAAAGGCAAAAGCAGTTGGTAAGAGTTCATACAAGATTGGACTGCCTACAGAGGCTCTACTTTCTTACAAAAATTATAATAGGAATGATGTGAAGACAGCGCTTAAATTTGCAAGGTCAGGTGGTTGTGTTGCACCGGCAAAGAAGGGGTCTATTTATAATAAAACTTTATGTAATGGTCGTGTGTGTGCATGGGGTTCTCAAGTGAGTTCAACCTATTAATTGAATAAAGTTGCATTTCTATTTACACTCTTTAAAATATTTAGATATTCATTGCTTTTAGTAATTTTTTGAGAAAAAGTAGTAACATCATCAGCATTTTTGAATTTATTTTCATTAATAGATTTAATAACTAAATTAACATATGAATGAGTTAATGGTCCAAAATTATATTTTAATTTAACCCATTTATCTCTTAATTGTTTAGATGTGAAATAAGATAAAAATGTTGCAAACCATGCATGATTTTCTGTAAGCGTTAAGGTGTTAGTGGTTATAAAATCTTCTACTGATTGAAAAATTTTATTAGAAATAAAATTTACTGTAACTTGGTCATCACTTTTTTGATTATTATGTTGATATTCTTGATTATCACTTAAAAATTTAAAATTAAGTGAACTTATAAAATTTGGACATTTATCATAATAATCAACCATTACTTTATTAACATCATTGAATCCTCTATCTATCATTTGTATTGTAGCACTATTTACACTACCAGCATATTGATTCCTAAATAAGAAAAAAGATAATAAAAGACTTGTTGCAGTTAATACACCAGTGAGAACATTAAATTTATTAATAATTTCAGGGCTAAATAAATATTTTTTATAAAAAAAAGAGAAAAATATGAAACCAATAGAAATAAATTGTAGAATTAATATTAAGTACATAAAAAAACCAGCATACATAATTATATTATACAAAATATTTTATTATTTATTAATATTATAAATATGAACTATTATTTGGTTGAATTTTTAGGAACATTATTTTTATCCTTTATCATTTTTGCTACAGGAAATTATTTAGCAATTGGTGCTGCTCTTGCAGTGGCTGTCTTGTTAGCTGGTTCGGTTTTTAAAAATGCCGCGTTTAACCCTGCTATTACACTTGCTTTATTGGCAAGTGGTAAATTACCATCAAATGATGTTATACCCTATATTGTTGCTCAAATTGCTGGAGCCTTAGCAGGTCTTGAATTAGTAAAATTATTCATTAAAAAGTAATTTGAAATTTATATTAAATTTTTGTTAATTCTTTAGTAAAAATTTATATTTTCTGTATTTATATTATATAATGTATAACGAAAACGACCCATATAGTAATGAAATTAATGGAAATTTTGGATTTGATTTTTCAGGAAATAATATGCCATATTCATCAATGTCTTCAAGAATGTCACCATCAGGAATGTCACCATCAATGTCTTCAAGAATGTCACCATCAGGAATGTCACCATCAGGAATATCACCATCAATGCCATCAGGAATGTATTATGGAAGTTATGGGTCAGGTACAGGTGCAATTACAAGTTCAAATAAAAGTGAATCAGGGTGTGGTCCTGATGAAGAACCTGGTACGTTGTATGGTTGTAAAAAAAAAGCTAAATCGTGTCCTGGTGGTGCTGCAACAAATTGGTATGGTGGTTGTGATACATGTGAATATGGTAAAGTAAAAAATTTTTTGGGTTCTTGTGTAGATGCGAATCCTAGGAGTTCGTTAAGTTTTATAGGTCTTGGTGGTAAAAAAGGTAAAAAATCAAAAAAAAATAGTAATAAAGTGATGCGAAGAGGAAAAATGTTTGGAGGAATGCGTGGAGGAGGGTATCATGGACCAGCAAATCCTTATAATCAAAATATATGGACAGAACCAGGTCAATATCCTTCTGCTGTTGGAGGTAGAAGAAGTAGGAAGTCTAAAGGTAGAATGACACGAAAATACAAAAACAAACGCACAAGAAAATGCAAACACAAACGCAATAGAAAATGCAGCAGAAAATGCAATAAGAAATAAGAAATAAGAAAATATATAATATATAATTTTACATAATATAAAATTAGATATAATTTACTTGGTATGTTTTTTTTCAATCATTTTATACAAAATATAGACGCCGAGAATACTTAAGGAGGCAAAATATAATTGTACAATTGGGTCATCAGGCATTGTTAATTCTCCATAATTTAAAGCAGGTGTTTTATTATTTTGATATGCTTCTCTACAAACTTGACCAGTAACAGGGTTTCTTCTATTAGGGAAACTGCAAGAATCAATATTGCTAATATCTGCTAATGCAACAAATTGTGTTTGATTTCTTCGTACATTATTATTATCAACTGTTTGCATTGTAATAGATTGACATTCAGGTTTTGAGCCAGCCATAAATGAGCCCATAATAGCAAATGGATTTAACACATTTAAATCACTCATGACACCAGGTATTAAACCTCTTAAGCTTGAAAAATTCATGCCCATTCCAGAACTAATAAATGGAATATTTCCTTGAGGAATGTTATCAATATAAATATATCGTTCAGCATCTTTACCACTACTTACATCTATACATTTACCTCCAGTTTGCAAGAAAAATCTATTTCCTAAAGGTCGCCCTGTTTTGGATGCATCTCCTCCACCAGCAGCAATTAATTCCACATAGCCAATAAGACCAGTAATATTTCTAGTCATTTGTTGAATAGTACCTCTATCACTCATACCCAGTTCAGTAGGTGTTTTTATATTTTGTGAATAAGGATATACAGGACCTAATAATCTTTCTTGAAGACTAGCAGGGTCTTTTGCTGCATCTGTGAATATATTTGACATTTATATATATATATAAATTTTTATATTATATTTATTTTATTATTTTATTATTTTGCTAATCTAAAGGTAAGTAGATAAATCTTCATTAGTTGTAGTAGTAGTTATAATAGGTTCTTCATCTTCATCACCTTCAATATCTTCAACACCGGTTAACATATCTGTTGTTTTAGAAAAAGAACTAACTGCTTCAGCATTTTGTTCATTTAAGCCAATAATTTGTTCATTTAATATTTTGACATCTTCTTCTAATATATTTATCCTGTTTTTAATTTCAGGAATTTGTTCAACTTCTTTTCTGAGAACTTCAATATTTCCAGCATTAGTTTTTCCTAATATAAGTGGGTCTTCTGGATAATCTTTATATGTTCCAGCAGAATTTTCCAAACCTTCTCTCTTACAAGAAGTTAAAAATTGATATAATAATAATAAAAAGAAAAATACAATCAAAAGATTCACTATCATAATATAATATAATATATTACATTATTTTTATTGTTTTTATTGATTTATTGTTTTATTGTTTTATTGATTTATTGTTTTATTGTTTTATTGATTTATTGTTTTATTGTTTTATTGATTTATTGTTTTATTGATTTATTGTTTTATTGTTTTATTGAATTATTTCTTTTCTTTTTATATTTATATAATGTCTTCAGCAGTTTATCCTCTTGGAATGAGAACATATAATAATGCAGTACTAACAGGTGGTTATAAAACTTGGAAAGGAACAGGAAACCATTCTTTTCCAGTTGCAATAACATCAGGTAATATTCGTCCACTTACAAATAACGACCCTACAAATAATGCACCAGCACCCTTTGGTAAACCTCGTCCAATAAAGCTTTATCGTAGAGGAACAACTACTCCAGTCCCCTTAATTGTTCAAGATTCAAGTAATCCCAATAATTATATTACAGTAAATAGTAATCGTGCAGTTAAATCTTCTACACCTGGTAATCTAATTGATAGAACAATGTGGAGTCCAGGTCAATTTTCAGTAAAACAAAACCCTACCACAGAAATTAATGAAGAAACACAATTAGATAAAGATTGCAAAACATGTAATGGTATTGGGTTAGTAACAAGTTTTAAACCACAAAGATATTTAACAAATAATCCAGAAGAAGTAAGCACGAATTATCCTAGGAGCATTCCAGGTGTAGCAACAATTTGTTGTAATCCAGAACAAAAGGCTCGTAGAATGTGTTTACCAACAAGTACAAATGTTAAAAAAAATTATTTCCAAACTTTACAACAATATAGACAAAATAGATGTCAGACTTATGTTCAGCGTGCATTTAATTTCAGAACAGGATTGATAGATAATGCGATTGATGAGCTTGATTTAGAGAACAATCCATTAATTACACCTTGTCAACTTAAGAATGCTAAACCAGGAGACCCAATTGCTAATTTGAATTTGTATGTAGCGAATTGTTATCCTAGCATTGATTATTCAACAACTTCACAGGCATACATTGTTTTACGAATATTTCAATATATGAATTCTGCAGGGTTGCTAAGTCCTCAAGATGTAAGTAATTTCAATGAACTTAAAATAAAAACGATTACAGATTTCAGAACATTTCTCTCTTCACTTGAATCTGGAAAAACAGTTGAGGCATTTGAATTCTTTGATAGAATCATTTCAAACCCTTATTTGGGAATGAGGTTAACTGGTCCAAATAATCCTCGTGGTTGTAAATTGGTTGTTTACAAACCAAGCAATCCACAGTTTGCAAACCAAGGAGGTGTTATGGCTAGTGCAAGAACATTGAAACTTGCAGTAACTACTATTGAGAAGAATATTTGTGGTTCAACAAATGGTGTTCAAAATAATACAAATACTAATTATTTATTGAATGCTGGTGGAAACCCAAATAATACTAATATTTATAAAGCAAAAGTCCCTCCTTGTAATCCAGCATATTGGATTAAAAATGGTAACCCAAAAACATGTCCTGTTTTCAAAAATTCTCTCAATTACATGGATAAAAATGTATCTAAACTAGGTATTACATCAGCAGGACCTCACCCAGCTACAAATGGTATAAGTACTGATTATTAATTGGTGAGTAGTGGTTTGGTGTTTTCACAAACTTCATTGCGAAGTTAACAAAGATAATAATATTTATTTGATTTTTACAATAAAAATTAAATAAAAAATTGAATGTAAAGAAATATAATAATAGTAATAATACAACAATTAGGAAATAATGGAAAATACAATCCCAACCCCAAATACCAAATCAAAGAATCCTAGAAAAAAGAATATAAAATTGCAGTCAGAGCCAAGCTTACCAAGCTTACCAAGCTTAGACTCAGTAGCAAGCATAGACCCAGTAGCAAGCTTAGATCCAGTAGCAAGCTTAGATCCAGTAGCAAGCTTAGACCCACTATTAAAAGAACAAATAGTGGTTATTCATAATGACTGTATAAGTGAGTTAAGCAAGATGGCTGATAATAGCATTGATTGTGTAATAACAGATCCTCCATATTTTATAGATAAATTAGATAATGAATGGTGTTCTGATGAAATTAAATCGGATAAAAAAAATAGTCATATAAAACATTTACCAAAAGGAATGAAATTTGATAAGAATCAAGTAAAAAATTTATATGATTATTATTTAGAATTAGCGAAATTGTTATTTGATAAAATGAAACCAGGTGCTTATTTCTTATCATTTTCATCACCTCGTTTATATCATGCAATTGCAATGGCATGTGATATTGCTGGATTTGAAATTCGTGATATGATTAATTGGACATATACACAAAGTATGCCAAAAGGAATGTCAATGTCTCATATTATTGAAAAAATGAATATTAGTGAATCAGAAAAACAAAAAATAAAAGAGGAATATAAGGATTTTAAGACACCCCAAATAAGGTCATGTTTTGAACCAATATGTGTTGCAATGAAACCAATAAATAATTTAACCTTTATTAAAAACGAATTACAATTTAAAACAGGACTTTTAGACTTTTCACAAAAAGTTGGTATAAATGGCGACCGTGTTCCAGCAAATATTATAACAACAGAAGAATTTTGTGATGTATATGATAAAAACTTCTTGGTTTCAAAACCAACAAAAAGTGAAAAAGGCGTTAATAATAGTCATATTACTGTAAAACCAGTTATTTTAATGGAACATCTAGTTAAATTATTCAGTAAAAAAGGAGCCTTGGTAGTAGACCCATTTTTAGGGAGTGGTACAACTGCATTAGCTTGTAAAAATGTTGACCGTAGATGTATTGGTATTGAATTAAATGAAGAATATTATAATATTTCTAAAGAAAGATTAAATATCTAATTCAAGATACAACATTCAACATGCTTTGAAATAATTTGATATAATCCTGTAATTGTTCTTGAGAAAATGTGACTTCTCCAGATTCAATTAAATGTTTTAATTTTTTAGAGAGCGGCATTTTTGTAAGAGTATCAAAGAAAACATAATCATCCTTGTATTTAGCTTGAATTGGTGGTTGTAAAACAAGATTGCAATTTGAATTATCTGTTAAACCTGGATTTTTATGACCAAGTTGCCATTGTTCATTAGGAACATCCACATAATCAAATGCAATTGTAGATTTGATTTTTTGAATTTCCGCATTTTTTTGCTCAATTGTACCGTCAAATTTAAAATCCTTGCGCATTTTATGCTTGTTGCTAATTTCATAAGGATAAACAATGTAAAGCCTGCCGCGCTCAGAACCGCTATTTGTCTTTATACCCCATTGTGAATGCTTGTTGAAAAGTTGGATGCTATCCTTTGTTTCAATACCAAATTTGCTACAGAATTGGTCACATGATTGCCTGTCCCAATAACAATATGGATGATTCAACATTGCTGAAAGTGCTTTCCCATTTCCAGAAGAATGTTTTGGTGGTTGTAAATCATTCTTTCTACAGAATTCATTGAATTCATCTGGATAAGGTTTAATTTCAATTACTTCTTCAATGATGATTTTTTTATATTTTTCAGGAGTAAATCCCTGAGTTTCTTCTGACAATTCCTGACTTTCTGATAATATGATTTCACTCATTTTTGTTGAATGTATAAAATAAAAATATTTATTCAATTACTATTCAATTTTTTCTATAATTTCGTTGACAATATTGAGTAACAATTCATCAACAAATTGATATTCATCATTTATTTTCTCTAAAGTCTGAATAGGATTTAAAAATATATTTTGTAGAAGCAATTCGTCATCTAAATGAGGTTGTAAAAATATGTTGACTTTATCTGTGAATTTATTATAAGGAATCTTAAATTTTTGACACATTTGAATACATTTTTGAATATTTATTTTCTTCAATGTTTCTATTTTTTCCTCTTTATTTTTATTTTTCATAATATTCAATGCATAATCCATTGCTTCTAATTGTTGCTCACCTATAATTGCATTTACCTCTTCTATTTTATTCAAAAAATGGTAAGGTAAATCTCCTTCTATCAATGAAAACAAAGATTTATTTGGCACTCTTAATAAAATTTTCTTTAAGTTGTCAATATATATATTATTTTCAGGAAAAGAAGGTTCAAAGAATTTACAAACAATGAATTTTTCATTAGAAAAGATATTGGAGGTGTTGGGTTTAATTATATAAACTTTTTCAAAGAGAGAAGTTAATAAGAAAATAATATCTAATACAACTTTATGGAAAATGTTTCCGATTTTTATAATTGTTATTCCATTTTTGCTTTGATAAATTAAAATATTTAATAATATTAATATTACTTCATCAAAATATAATTGCAACGAGGATTCATCTTTATATTTTTCAAGGTTCAAATCAAAATACATGAATTCAATATTCTGTATATAATTTATTTGAATATTATTTACATAACTTAATAAATCTGTGGTTACATGAATATCGTGCATTTCTTCTCTCAACATATCTATAAATTCTATGGTTGCATCTGGACAAGAACTAAAATGCATAGTTGTAATGTTGTTTGAGAAGGAATCAAATAAGTTAAATATATGTGTAAGTTCCATTAAAATGTAGAAAGAATGTGCTGGTGGTTTCATTTTACTTACTGAAAATTTATAAGTTGGAACCTTTGAAAAGAGAAATTCATAAGGGTTCAAAATTTTAAATAATTCATCATTGTTAAACGCTGCTGTTTCCAGTTCTTTTAATTGTTTGTTCAAATAATTATATAAACTAAATGATATATAAGTTTCAGAATTATCTTCAATGCTTTCCTTAATTTGGGGTATAATTTTTGCAATATTATTTTTTTTTGGTAATGTATAAAAACTCATTACTGATGAGGTTGTATAATATAATGTTTATTATTTAAGCAATAATTTCTTTATATTTCAAATAAAAATATAATAAAAATATAATAAATTATTACATATTTATTATATATTTTTATTTAGACCTTTGCTATTACTCATCTTATAATTACTCATCCATGATTACCAATTTGGGTTTGGTAGCCTTTTTACTCTTTTTCTCCTTTGGTTTAATAACAATTACTTCTTCAGCTTCTTGAGGAACATCTTCATCTTGTGCTTCGGTTGCTTCTACAAGAACCAATTTACGCGACAATTTCACAGGTTTTTTCTTCTGTATAGATGTTTCAGGTCCTTCTTCAAATGTAGCCTTCTTCTTAACTCCAGATTTGCTTACAATTTTTGGCTGTGGTTGTGGTTGTGGAAAAGTTCTCTCTTCAAAGGTTTCCTCTAACAATTCATTGACTACTTTCTCGGCATTAACAGTACGAAGTTTCTTATAAACGAAGTATCTGTTCAAGAATGAAATTTTGCGTTCAAATGCGTTCATTTCAGGTGCGAGTCCATATTCTTTCTTCTTGAATTTATTCTTTTTGATTTCGTCCAACATTTCATTAAAGAGTTCACCAAAGAGTCCAGAACCTTCAGGGAGTCCTAAATGTTGCGCCTCTTCTCTTGGAACAAGTTCAAACCCATAATTGGTCATCAAGCGATTCAAGAAATCAAAATTTACTAAATATTCAGGGAACGATTTATTAATAGATTCTTGATAGACTTCTATTTTATACCCAACGCTGGTAATATCATCATCAAATGTTTCATAATCATAATCCTTTTTTACTTCCCATATTTTTGTCTCATCATCATAGATTTGAACGGATTCGCCGAAGGATTTACTTTTCAACATTTTAAATACAGATTTACCATCATAACAGGTGCCTATGAAATAACCGCCTATTTTAGTGCATTCTGCCAAATTGCGCATAAAACTGTAAAGAGTGTTTTGACTTTCAAAGAAATAATGGAGTGCAAATTGGCAAGAGGCAATATTAAATCCATCTGCACCTTTGCCCCATTGTCGTGCAACTCCAGCACCAAGAATAGAAGCATCTTTGGTACCATGACCGAAAACCGCCTTTGTAATTTGTATTGCGCGGTCATTGAGCATAGCTGCACCAGATGCAATATTTTTACTGCTATTACCGTTTACAAATAGAGCATAAGGGATATTGCGAAAATCCTTACGATAATTGAGGAATCTAGCACATGCTCCATCAACACGGTTTTCCAAATTATCTTTAGCTAAATCAATGCCAAATACGAATGATAATTGTGATGAAATCCATTTGGAGAAATCGCCACCTTTGCCGCAAGCGAAATCAATGAGGGTATCGCCCTTCTTAGCCACACTTTTAATGAGCTTATTCTTTACAAATAAATTATGAAAATCGCGCAGTCCACGAACAATATTACTTTTTGTAATGACATTATAATAGATATCATCATTTGCGATTTCTTCAGGAATATTTGCACCAGTACCAATCATTTGCTCGGTAATTGGATTATGAATAGAACGCCAATTGCTATTTGCTACATGAAATGCATTACCATAATTGGTTGCACCATTTCTATAATCAGCGGTTTTATCGTAACGAACTCTTAGAGGAATCCAACGCCACAATCCTTCACGAGTTAAATCATATGCAAATTCAACGATGGTATCATCACTGAATGTTTCGCCTTCTTGAGTGAACATTTGATTGACACCGGTTTCATCTTTTCTTAACATGATATGGGCAACTCCTGCAGTGGGGTCTGGTGGGTTTGTTGGCATAAATACAGCCTTTTTATAAGTCTTTTCATTATCCACATTTTTATATTCTGGAAGAATATCATCAATGACATCTTGACATGGATTTAGATAACCATGTTCTTTTTCATCAAAGCCGACACATAATAAAAGTGTCTTATATTCGTCTAATTGGTCAATATGATTTGCTGCTAATCCAGATTGAAATATTGGGGTCACTAAGTCGGAACCTGTTGGTGTTTTCTTTGTTTTTACTAGAAAATCAATGGTGTTGAATTGAGGTGGTTTCCATTTGAAAGAATAATTCCATGTTTTCTTGGATAAGGGGCCAGCTTCGCCGATTTTGGAGCCACCAACGCCGATACTAGAAGGAGTAAAGATGAGTCCATCAGTATTATATTCAAAATCTCCGCGTTCTTCTTGTTTCAAAATGAAATTGCAAGCTGCAAATATATTATCTTCAGGATTTGCAGGATAGAAACGCTTACATGTAATACGAAGAGGAGATGGTTCATCTTGTTTATCGCTTCGGTATGCTTCAATATTTCTAATAATGCTTTTCAAAATAGGTAGACGAAGTTTCTCAGCTTTTTCCTCAGGTTTTACTTGAACAAAACCAAATGTGCGAATATCCTTGCCATTTAGGAAATAAATATCAAATGCTGCATATAAGTTGATAAATTTACCGTTTTTATCTGAAGGCACGATTTCGCCGTCAATAATGGTATTGAAATATTCCTTTTTTGAAGTTTGTGAACCACTAAATGCAATTTTCATGTTTGTATTCATCAAATAAATTTTACCATTGCCAGATATGATAAGAAGAGACCTTTCGCCATCTGCTTTATCTGTTACAGTATATCCTTTACGAATATTTGGAAAAACGGAATTATCATTGGGTTCAGCAATATTTTCAATTTGTAAGGTGTAAGAGCTTGGACCAATAAAATCTTTGCTTTTCAAGAAATTTTTTGCAGATTCTTCAAAGGATTCTCCTTTTATAATTTTCAGATATTCAACTCCAATATTTTTAAGTTCAGGATATGAAACAGGGAAATTCGTTCCTTGAAGTCCAGATAGTATAAATTTAATGACTTTGCGTAAAGCACCTTGTATTTTTGCAGCATTATCAAACTCAGTTTTAGGTCCGATTCTTTCATTATCTACTTCAAGTTCTACTTCGTAGGTTTCGCGATTAGTGAAGAGACCAGCTTCTTGAGTAGTATAAAAGGAGTCACTGCGACTTTGATGATTATAAGAGGTCTTCAAAATACTGATATCTACATTAATAGGATAATCAGGATGAGAGAAAGTGACACGATTAATATACCTAAACTTTTTCTTTGAACGCTCCCAAGAATTAAGCATTCCTTTTACGCGACCATCCATTTCACCAACATCTTCTTCTACTTGGAAAGAGACACGAAAATTATAATCGTTGAAATCTGCTGGATATAAAGGAGTATCATCAAAGAAGAACCTACCTTTTTTAATAAAAGACACAGCTAAGGAATTTGCAGAAATAACATTTTTAATATTGTTGGTTTTGCAATAATCTTGAATAGCTGTGAATCCATTAATTTCTGTTCTAATAGGAGAATCCTTGAATCTTCCTGAGGGGTCTAGGAATTCATTTTGAATGCGAAGCATGTAGCGTCCATTCGGATTTTTTGTAACAAAACCAAGGGATTTAATTTTAGAAATAACATTATCGTAATCTATTTTTGTTAAATATTGATTTCCCTTAGTACCAAAACGCACCTCTAATTCATTGTTTATTATTGAACTTCTTACATATGGTTGTTGTCCCCAGAATTTTTCCATAATAAGGTCAAATTGTTTAGGAGGAGGTAAATAAGATGCTTTTTTAAACTCTTTTCTCTCCTTTGCTCTTTCTAGAAGTGGTTTTTCTGCAGCTTCTTCTCTTTCTTCTTCTTCTTCTGATTCTGATTCTAGTTCTACTACTTCTTTTTCTAACTGTTTTTCTTCTTTTTCTTCTTCAGATTCTGAATCATTAGATGCAGGTAGAGTTTCTTTAGGAGGCGGATTACCAGAAGGAGTCCTAGGTTCAAACTTCCAAAGACTTGATGGTGTCAGTGACGAGACTAAAGAATTATTTGAAAACTTTTTAGGAGGAGTATCTTGTGGAGTTATAGGTAAAAACTTTTTAGGAGGAGTATCTTGTGGAGTCCTCGGTGAAAACTTTTTAGTTGATTCTAAAATATCAGTATCAGGTTTATTTTGAATTGTTGTCATAGATATATATAATCAATACATAATTTTTATATTATGTTCAATTTTTTATAATATAATGAATAATATACTATATTTTATATAATATTCATCATTTTTATTCTTTAGTTAAAGGTTAATTACTTTATCTAAAAATAAAAACAATAAAAATACAAGAACAATAATATAAATAATAAAATAGTAAAAATATTAGAATAATATATAATGTTTAATTTTTTAATGTTGGCAAGTGCAATCATATTTGTTTCCATTGATTTTATTTATTTAAATTTGATAAAAGATTATTTTAATAATCAAATCAAGAGCGTGCAGGGTTCACCAATGAATGTAAATATTTTTGGTGCAGTACTTTGCTATATATTTTTGATTTTTGGAATCAATTATTTTATTATTAAACCGAAAAAAAGTGTGAGTGAAGCATTTTTACTAGGTATAGTTATTTATGGTGTTTATGAAACGACGAATTATGCTTTATTCAAAAATTGGTCAATACTTACTGTAATAATTGATACATTATGGGGAGGTATTTTATTTGCTTCAACAACTTATATAGTAAATATGTTGCGAGGGTATTAAGGATTATTAGACCTTTTTACATTTCAAACACAAATTTATTACATATTCAATATGAGGAGTTCATACATTTCTTTCTTTGTTTTTTGTCCACTAGTGAAATCCAAACCAATTTTTTTACAAAGAATAGCTAATTCTTCGGATTTATAAGAGCCCATTGCCTTCAATGGTTTATCAACACTTTCCCAATTAAAATAATTTTCTCTATAATAGGCAACTTGTTCCAAAGAGGCATCTATTTGCACACCATATTTAGAAGGGCAACGAATATTATCATCGCAAACAACAATATGAGTTTTTGCGTCACCAGCCATAGTAGAAACCAAATCAAAACATTTGCGTTTATGGATAAAGAGTACATTAATTTCGCTTGCTAAACAAAGAGCAATAAATGTTTTCATTCCAATGCGCTCTTTATTAATTAATTCATCTTCCACATCTTCTTTGATGCATTTTATTTTATGTGTTTTCATTTCCTGTTTATGGGACCTTAACAAGTCAATGCATTTGAACTTCACTTCCTTTTCAGATACAAAAGAAGTTGCATAAGGGTATTGATATGCATTATGACCATTTTTTATAATAAAGTAACACCAAAAAAGAGCATCCTTTTCTTTTGGATAAAAAAGATTCAATAATGGAGGAACCACTATTGGGTCCTCAATTTTGAGAGAAATATGTTCGTATTTTGTATCAAGTGAAGAGGAATCAACTGGATAAGAGGAATCAACTGGATAAGAGGAATCAACTGGATAAGAAGAGGAATCAATAAATGATAATGATTTATCAATAAATGATGTGGTTATCATATAATCTTGTAAAATATGTAATACATGATTATAATTAATTTGATTTGAATTATTTGCAAGTGACATTCTTATTATTTTTTATATTATTATCTTTATTATCTTTTCCAAAAAATGTATTTTTAAATTCTTCTTTTTGTTTTTCTAATTCATTCAAATTGACTTCTTGAGTGTTGACGTATTGAATATATATTTTAAGTTCTTCAATAATAGTTTCAGGCAAATCTGTAAGATTAACATGTACACCATATTTATTTTCATTTAAGGTAACATCATTAGGATATTTGGAAAAAATGCGTAAAACTTCCACTTGATTAAATTTAGTCATAGATTCAATCTTATCACGAATAGAATTTAATTCAATAGAATCCATGAATATATGATTAATCATGATTAACTTTTTAAACCAAAATAATTAAAAATAAATATTTTCATATTCATATTCATATATATTTTTTGTTAAATTTTTTGCAACTTTATGAGAAGTTACATTGGAAAGGGGTTTGTCCAACTTTATGAAAAGTTGGATTACTCCTTGATGATGAGTCTTGGTTTAGGTCTTGATTTCCCCTTAGATTGTTCTTCCAGAAATGTCTGTTGTTTCTGGAGCTCATAATGCTTCTTCTCTACTAGCTGAGCAATAATGGAGACATATTTATCATTGAGCTCAAAACGCTGACCGATAACACGCGCAACAAATTTATCCCCCTCTTTAATTTCAGAGAATTGTTCGCTAGAATAATGATGGTCTCTTGTAATAAACGCGACAATTGGACTAGGTTTTTCATCAGAACTTTCTGCACGAATACCAGCTTTTGTAATATTTTTAGCTTCGCATTGAATTAGCATACCTTCAACAGGACAACATATAAGACATTCAAATACCACTTCAAAAATTACATCACCTCCCTTTATAACACCGCTGGAATAGGTAATAATTTTAGTACTACCATATTTAATAAATCCTTCAGCTACACATTTACCTTCAAAATTGAAGGCAATATCTTTTTCAATTGTTTGCTTGAGGTTATTACCGATAGAAGTGATTGGAAGTAAAATGGAGCGAGTGATTAATCCAGGTGAATAAATCCCTGAAAAGCGCATTTCGCGTCTCTTAAATTTAGGTTTTTGAAAGGGTTTAAGATCTTGAGTTGAGGATTGTTTTAGTAGTTCCATTATTATATTATATTATGTTTAGATTCTTTTAATTATTTTTCAATTTTATTATAAAATAATTAAATAATTCCATAATCAAATTCTTTTTTACAAAAATTTATTCAAATATGCTAATTCAATATTGAGGAACCATATTTTTCCATCTTTTCTTTGTTTGTTATTATTTCTGAGAATGAATTCAATGATGGTACAAAATTCGGCTTGGCCGATGGTTTTGGTATTATCTTTATTATATTTTTCTTCTCCGAGGATTTCATTTATAATTTGTATTTTCTTTGCTTTACCTGATTCATCACATCTTGCACCAGTATTACGCTTAGCCTGAGTATCTTTAATTTTGAAAACTAAATAACTATTTTTTTGGTCTTTGCCGATAAATCCAACTAAATTTGAGTAATCAGATGTTTTGAAGGTGAAATTATCAACCAAGTATTTATTAATTTCTCTTTCATCTTCAGGTTGTGCTTTTGTCCATTTTTTTTTAGATTCATTCCAAATAACAGATTTATTTTTATCTTTTTCATATAAAACAAATGCATTAAATCTGCGAGTTTTAATAATTTTATGTTCTAAATATTTTTGAATCATATCTTCAAAGCTATTAGATTCAAAATCTTTCAGATATATATAATTTAATAAATCCAATGTTTCTTTATTATCTAACATATCAACAAGATGTTCAATCAATAATTCCAACACTGTTTTATTTGGTAAATGTAAATCTTTAATTAATTTTTTCATGGCTATTCCACAATATTTATAAAAATTTTCTTCGCCTCTTGGTATTTTTTGTGTTTGTGACGATGTTTCAATGGCAATATTAAAATTAGATTTCATTTTTTCCAAAACTTTACTACCAAGTGGAAGAGTAATAGATTTAGCTCCTTCTTCATCAACATCACCTAAATTAGATTGTGGTTCTAATTCTCCGATTTCATCTAAATTTGGAGCAGCAATGACTTCTCTCATGATATCACTTTTAATATCAAATTTAATAGAGTCAGGTTTATAATCTATAGGAACACTTCTATCAAAAATAGAAATATGTTTATTATTCAATTCGCTTGGTTGAAATAGGTAATATTCCCCAATATTTACTAAATAACCAGTGCGACCATAACGGTCTACAATAAATTCACTAGTATCTTCAACTAATTGAGTAAGTGCAGCAAAAATTTGTACTCGTGGGTATGGATGTGGAATGCTGATTCTTTTAATTAAATCTTCTTTTAAATAGAAATAGCGTTCTTTCATTAGTAAGCGAATTTTTTTGATTATTTTTTCAGAATTCATTGCAATGAAGGCTTCGTTATATGTGAAATCATTTGGTTTATCTAAATCTTCGTATTCTGGGTTACATTCCATACATTCCATATAATCGCATGCTGATGAATAAGGAATATCGCCAACTTTAAATTTATTTATGATTTCACCATTAGAAAGTTCTTGTCTTACATCAACATTTAACATTTTTTGTGTTAGTTTTTTTTGACTATCATTAAGAATGCAGTCAACCGCATTTTCTTTTAATACACGACTCACCTTGCCGATTTGAATGGCTTTATATTCGGCAACACGATAAACATATAAATCGGCAGCTTCTTGAGTATCATTATCAAGAAGGGTTCCATATAAAAATATTTCAACATTGCGTTTTATAAATGGTAGACTTTTATGACTGAAATTACGAACAGCTCGTCCAATAATTTGTTCTATTCTGCTCATGTTATACCATGGCTCCAAAATATGTACTTGGCGCAAATATTTAAAATCAATGCCCTCAGTACCTGCTTGAGAGATTAATACTACTTTTATTCTTTCACCATTTTTATTATCTTCATTTGTCATAGATTTTACTTCAAATTCATTATTTGGAGACAAACGTGGGTCTCCAGTAATCATACAATATTTGAAGGATTTAGTTTTTGAACCAGGAGGTGGTGTTTTAAATAATGATTTTGTGCCATCTCCAAAGCGAGTAAACCCAATTTCTTCTAATGCCAGAGCCATTGGTATCAAAGCAGCATCAATATACTGAGAATAAATTAATGCAATACCTTCAGAGTTTATAATATTTTCACAAACATTTTTAATTTTTGCACTATAATCACCGATTTTATCAGGAGAGAAGATTCTACCATAATTTTTTAAAGTGGATGATTTATATTCAAATGCACCTTTAAAAGGAGGTTTATTACTATCTATAAAATTCATAGTTCTTTCAAGACCCTTTTTACCAACTAAATCATTTGGACTAATATAAATATTTTCTAAAGATGTCTCTCTGCTGCTTTTTCCTCCCCCTTTAGTTCCTCCCCCTTTAGAAGACATAGAACTCATACTACTTGCTCTTCTAACTAATTCAAGTTTTTGAGGAATAGAATCCTTAACTGTTTCAGTGATTTCAGCATCAGAATCAGCATCTTCCTCTAATTCTGTATGAGTGTATTCTTGTTCACCAGCTGATTGAGGTAGATATTCGTCTAATATAGTTTTTTCTGATTCTTCTTCTAAAACTGATTCTGCTTCTGATTCTGAATCTGAATCTGATTCTTGTTCCTCCTCTTTTGCTACAATATTACTGGGTTCTTGAGAGGAAAGTTCTTGGGAGGAGGAATCATTAGTGCTAGATTTTTCAATATTTTGAATTGCAGATTCTAATCCTTCAATAGGATAAACCATAATAAGCGATTCTAAAGGCATTGCTAATAAAACATAACCAAAGGAATCCATATTTTCAAAATTTGGCATATCTTTAACAACTCCAGTTTTGGTAGTAATAGTAATTTTCTTATTTTTCAAATTATCAATTATAAATCTGTAACAAAGTTCTTGATATGAGCCAATTTTTACCAAATAAATATCCAAAAATTTCAATTGTTCATCAGGTTGAATAGGTTTTCCATTCATTTGATACAATGGGTATTCATGATTTTTTATACTATGTTCAGGAGAGAAAATAGAAGGGTAAACCTTGAATGGGAAGGTATATGGGTTCTCTCCTTTCACAAAAGAAACATATCCAGTTGCCTTCCGAATAAGTAACTCCTTACCAGATGATTCACCAACACTATTCTTTTGAAACTCACCGTCTTTATCAAATACATCCTTTATTTCAATAGTAGCGCGTTTATCATTTTTATTCATTAAATTTAAAAGCCAAATTATTTCCTTATAATCATTATACATAGGCGTAGCAGATAATAATAATAATCTCATATCCTGTGTTGATTCTACAAGAGTCATAATGTTATCTGCAACTAATTTACTTGTAGTATCTCCAGAAATACGAATATTATGTACTTCATCTATAATAATAAGGCGACCATTGAATTCATTCTGTAAATTAAGGCGTTGTTGACGAGTTCTAGATAATTCATCTTTGGCTTCACCGAAAAAGACCTTCTCTCCTTTAACACGCTTGGGTTGCTTCATTCCCTTGGGTTTTCCACTTTCCACTTTCATAATATAATTTGCAAATTCAATATAACCGAGGAAAACATAATAAGTATTAATAAGTGCATTAATTTGGTAAACTATTTTTTCTTTGCTTATGCCTCTCATATTCATCGGATTTATTTCCTTTAATAATTTATTGCCTGTACAATCACGAATATTCCAAAGTCCATCTACTAATTTGAGTTTTCTCTCATCAAAAATAGCATTTCTGAAATTATCTTGGACATTAGGAGAAGCAACAATAATAATTTTCTTAGAAATGCCCATTTGTTTCATATAATCGCGCATTTCTTCTGCTACACCTATTGCAGAACATGTTTTACCTGAACCTAAACCACCATACAAAAGCATACTATTATAAGGAGTTTGAAAGGATAAAAAATTGCGTATAAAGGCTTGATTAGGAGAAATCTCAAAAGGAGCATTGGCTAATTCTTCAGCACGAGCTTCAATATCTTTATATTCTTCATCATCCATTTTGTTATCTGCAAACTCTGCTTTTTCTGCAATTTTGATATTAAAATTAGGGTCATTTAAATTTGGATATAAAATTTGGTTATCTGTTTCAGTTAGACCTTCTTCCTCTAAAAATTCTTTTTTTAATAAGAGTTCTCCTTCTAATTCTTCTTTTCTTAATAAAATTTTATTACAATTTTTTTTGGAGTCATACATATTTTCTAATTTACAATTATCATTTTCAAGTTCATTTTTAATTTCATCCATTTCAATCTTTATATTAAATTTTGGTTTTGATTTTGGTTTTTGTTGTACAATATTTATTTGAGCTTCTTCATCCATAATTACAAGTTTTTTTTTAGGTTTTTTAGATTTGTTAGGATTTTCAATATTTTCAACATTTCCAACATTTGGTTTTATTTTTTTTGACATATTATATCTTATAATATAATATGATTTATTTATTATGAATATAATCTATATTCTTTTAAAATATTGTCAATATTAGATATTAATTTTTTTTTCTCTAAATGATATGGTCTAATAGATTCTAAACATTCATCAATTGTCATCCATTGTATCTTTGAAACTTCAGATTTTTGAAAATTATCTAATGAGTCAATGATTTCGTTCATGTAAGCTAAGTAATATTTATGTTTATATGATTTGTGATTGGAGCCTATAAATATTTCTTCAAATGGCATTAAATTATCAACAAGAATAATATCATTTCTTGAATATCCTGTTTCTTCTTCAAATTCACGGAGTGCACATTCATTATCTTTTTCCTGAAAATTACGCCTACCTTTGGGAAATTCCCATTCTGTTTCATCCCATTGTGTATCACTGCTTTTTACAATATCTTCTAATGTTATTTTTTCACCATTTATGTATAACCCATTTTTTAGTGTTTCAAATTTCTTAGAAGATAATATTTCTTCACTACGATATTGAGAATTATTATTTCTAGTTCCCCATAATGTTTTCCATAGAGTTTCAAATGGGTTATTTATAATTTTATTTTTTTCAATTATAGACATCTCATCAATACATTTTTTAAGTTGAGGAACATTATTACATAAATATTTACCTCTTATAAAATCAATATAACCAAAACTGTCTTTGCGACGAATCATCAAATATTGAGGGCCTTTATCTGAGGACCTAAATAATATAATACCATAACTTGTAATTGGTAATTTACATTGATGAAATAAGTGACCTGTTTTACCACAATTATTACATATATTATTATTTTTGTTCATAACAATGAATAATAAATATAATAGTTATATATTTATACTCTTTCAATAATTTAATAATATTTTACTTTGTAAAGAAATTTTATCAAGAGTTTAAATTGTTAGTAAATAATATTATTTTATTCTAAATGGGTTTAGATTCAGCAGTTTGGGGGCCACATTATTGGTTTTTTTTGCATACTGTAGCAATGTGTTATCCTCATAGACCAAATACATTAACAAAAAAAAAGTACTATGATTTTGTGCATAACATTCCAATGTTTATTCCGATTGAAAGCATGGCATCATATTTTACTAAATTATTAGATGAATATCCAGTAACACCATATTTAGATTCAAGAGATGCATTTATCCGTTGGATGCATTTTATACATAATAAAATAAATGAAAAGCTAGAAAAGCCTAAAATAAGTTTGGAGAAATTTTATGCAGTTTATTATGAAGCATACAAACCCAAAGATATGAAAATGAATGAATATTATAAATTAAGAGGGAAAATAATATATGTTTGTTTAGTTCTAGTAATTATATTTGGAATTTATTATTTTTATAATAAATAATATTGATATATATATAGTATGTTCAACATTGATAAAAATTTAAATTTTCAAAGTGGTGGTAAAGCAATAGATTATGGTGGGTTTGGTTGTATATTCAAACCAGCATTGAAATGTAAAGGAAAAGGTGAAAGTGAAGAAGGTGAAAGTGAAGAAAGTGAAGAAGTAAAAGAGAGAAAGGATAGAGTAAGCAAATTAATGAAAAAGAAATATGTAAGGAAGGAATATGATGATATTGTTAAATTTGTTCCATATTTAAAAAAAATACCAAAATACGAAAAATATTTTTTAATAAAGGGTGTTAGCATATGTGAACCTGCAAGATTAAGTGAAGAGGATTTATACGATTTTGATTCTAAATGTAAAAATCTAGTTAAGATGAAAATTACAAAAAAAAATATTAATGAAAATAGTAACTTGAATATGTTAGCTTTATTAAATATGCCATATGGAGGAATAAATGTGGATGATTATATAGAAAAAACATCAAAAAATGGTTATTTAGATTATGAAAAAATGGTTGAATTGAATAATGGATTATTAGAACTTTTAAAAAATGGAATTTTACCAATGAACAAGGAACATATATTTCATTGTGATTTGAAAGCGTCAAATATTTTGAGAGATAATCATATGAATTTGAGATTAATTGATTGGGGAATATCTTGTATATATGATGGTGGTGCATATGTTCCAAAAGTTCTAAAAAGGCGTTCATTACAATTTAATTTACCATTTTCAAATATTTTATTTAATGATAGATTTTACAATTTATATAGAAATTTTTTAATTGGAAAAAAAACACCATCTTATTTAGATGTGCGTAATTTTGTAATGGATTTTATTTTCTTATGGGTAAAAGAACGAGGACCAGGACATTTAAAAACCATAAATACAATAATGAAATATTTATTTGAAGACAATATAAAAGATATAAATAATGAATTTAAAGAAAACATAATAGAATATGGTTACACGTTGCATTTTATTGTTGAATATATAACAAAAATATTAATGAAATTTACAAGAAATGGTGGGTTTAATAAGATAGCTTATTTGAATATATTTGTGAAAAATATAGATATATGGGGTTTTACAATGACATATATTTCAATAGTACAAATAATAAAAAAGTCAAAAAAAATAAGCAAATTGGAATTAGATATAATTGATAAAATAAGGGAGATTATACTTTTTTTATATGATTTTCCGGATAAAATAATCAACACAAATAAATTAATAGGCAAATTTAAGGAGTTGAATATTATTTTTAAACGCGGAGTTTTAACTTCTAGTAAAAGGGAGAAATTTCTAGGGAAAATGGATTCTTTCTCTCAAAATAGGACTTTAAAAACAGGTTTAAGAGAGAAAGATAGTAAGGCGAAGGGTATTACGGCGAAGGCTATTACAGCGAAGGCTATTACAGCGAAGGGTAATAAGGACAATAGAAATAATAAAACAAAGAAAAAATATATTTCTTGGATTGAGTCAATGTATAAAACATCAAATAAAAAATCAAGAAAGAATAAGAAAGAATAAGAAAGAATAAGAAAGAATAAGAAAGAATAATATGATTTATATAAGTTTTTTTTAAGAAGATATATATAATGAAACTTGAATTATTTATTATTGGTGTTACAGGATTTTTAATATATAATGCTTATCATGGTGGGAAATATACAAAGATGTATGTTCAATATAAAAAATATATTCAAATGGCCTTTTTTGCAATTGTAGGGCTTTCTCTCTACTTATTAATAAAAAGAAACCCATCAAAGTGTAAAACAATGCTTTTACATGCAAATAATGTTGTTAAATATATGCCAATAGATAAATCATCATTAGATATGTTGAGTCCAATTATTGATTTTACAGGAGGTGGAGGTGGAGGGCCAGGAGGTGGTAATGAAGGAGAACCTAGTTTTATGGAAGGTTTAAATGGAATAAATAATAGTTCGGAAAAACGCCTTCTCTCTTCAGGTACAAAGGCAACTAAGCGTTCAGTGAGTGAAACCAAAAAGAAATATGTTGCATCTATGCAAAATTGGAAATGTGGTCATTGTGATAAACAATTAACAGCGTGGTTTGAGGTGGACCACAAAAAGAGATTAGAACATGGAGGTACAAATGAGGTAATTAATTTAGTAGCATTATGTAGAGAATGTCATGGAGAGAAAACAGCTTTTGAAAATATGTAAAAGGCAAAAAATACAAAAAAAGAAATAATACAAAAATAGAGTAATATTGTATAATACTATTATATAATATTATATTATGAGTAATACAAATCCAATTAATGAATTAAATTATGAAACACCTTCAGGATTGAGTTATAATATTCAGAAATTTTTAAATAACCAAAGAGATGCTGCAAAAGGATTTATGAAAAAATATTCAACAACATCAACAAATTCAACATCAAATATGAAGGTTACAAATGAAGAGGAGTTTAAATTATATGGTTTAACAATGTTATTATCAATAATAGTATTTATTTTAGTTGGAATAATGTTAATTTATAAAACAAGTAAGGCTCCATTTATAATAACTATAATTTTTGGAATTGTTTTTACTATTCTATATTTTGTAAACAATAATTTTTTAAAAAAAATGATAAGCACTCCTGCAAAAGATGCAATATTTTATAATATAGGGTTGATATTTATATTTGCCATATTACCAAATCATTATAAAGAGAAATATGCATATATTATTTTACCTCTTATTATATTTTATGGTATAGTATTATTTTATAAAGGCTTTACTTTTCATAAAAATGAAGATGCAAATCTTTTACCAGATTTGATGAATTTAGAAAGAACAAATTATTCATTAATTTTATTAGCATTAACAATATTTATTTTAATATTGTATGTAACAAATCCAAGAGGATATATAACTAAATTTTCTTGGTTTGGAATTATCATTGTCATTGCTCTTTATATTATTGGTTTTTCATATTTAAATGCAATATTTAGAACAAAAGACCCCAACAATTCCCAAAATAATAATTCAAAAGCAGGTATGAATATTTTCTCTTGGCTTTCATTAATACTTTTAATAATAGCATTTTCCTTACTTTCACCTGAAATATTTAATGACAATTTTTTAAATAAAAAGGATGAATATGTACCATATACACCAAATAATAAAGAAAATTTACCTGACCCAATAAATAAAAAATTTATAAATGAAAAGTCGTTACCAAATGCAAGTATTTTATGTTTTTCAATAATATTATTTACATTATTAATAATTGCATTTATAAAGAGTTTATTTCTATATTCAACAACTGATATAAATTATATAAAACATGTCCAAAGTATTTTAGAAAAATTTAGTAAAATTTCACAAACAATCTTATTAATCCTTCTTGGAATAACGGCAACAGCAACAATGCTTTATTGGATATTTATGTTTTATCAAAATGTAGTGATATCAACAAGCATTGGTAATATAATCATATATTCAATTGCATTAATTATAATTAGTATGTTAGTATACAACTTAGTTATACAAACTGCAGCATACAAGGATAGTCCGCTGTTTCAATTAATTTTCAATGCAATATTTTATATTCCTTGTATTCTTGTTTCTATGTATGATGCGGTTCCATATGATATAAGAAAAAATTTCAAATCATCAAGTGAACCGATACCCAAATCTTATTATGTGATTTTATTAATAAGTATATTATTATTATTAGGATATTTTGTATTGCCGTTTATTTTAAGAAGATTTACTCAACAAGGTGGTCAATTATTGATAAATCAACCAATTACCATTAATAAAGCAACAAATCTTGCATCCTATGAACAATTAAATAAAAGTGTAGATAATCATAGTTATCAATATGGTCTATCTTTTTGGGTTTATATAGATAGTTTATCTCCAAGTACAAATAAAACATATGATGGTTATGCAAATATTTTAGATTATGGAAATAAACCACGAGTAATATACAATGCATCATCCAATACATTAAGAGTAACAATGAAAGTTGGTGATGGAAGTAAAACAGATGACGATTTATTGCAAAGAAAATTAGATAATAATGGAAATTTGATTGTATATGAATTGAAGGATGTGAAATTACAAAAATGGAACAATATAATAATTAATTATAGTGGTGGTGTATTAGATATATTTTATAATGGTGAATTAATGAAATCAACTGTTGGAATAATACCATACTATAATAATGAACCGCAAACAGAAACAACTACATCAATAGAGGATAGTAATTATAATAATTTAATTGTTGGACAAGACAATGGGTTATATGGACAAATATGTAACGTAAATTATTTCAACAAAGCTTTAAATAGTTATCAAATACATTATTTATATAATTCAGTAAAGGATTATAATCCGCCGGCATTAATTTCAACAGACAAGGTTGTTGATATAGATCTAGACCCAAATATAGGAATAGGAAATATATTAGGCGAGTCAACTATTATGACAGATTTACCACCTGAAGAAGAGGATGAATATCCAGCTAATGATGATACAGATAATTCGGATATGGCAAAGAATTCAATGAAAGATGCTGATTATTTATCTTTAAGATGGTATTTTCTTGGGAATAAGGATACTTTCAATTCAGTGTAATAAGTGAAACAAGAAACATGAAACATGAAACAAGAAACATGAAACAAGAAACATGAAATATAAAAAGGTTTAGAACAAATAATAATAGAAAAAAATCTATTATTATATATTATATTATGGAAACTCGCAATATTATTATTATTATTGTTATTATCTTATTGTTATATATTGCAGTAAAATACATTGCAAATGATGTAAATACACTTACTGGAGTAACTAGTGGTACAACAGCACAAACAATTGAGGCATCTAGTTTAGCGACAGATGGAGAAAACCCAAATCAAAGTAATTTTGCATATTCTATATGGTTTAATATTGATGATTGGACATATAAATATGGTAAACCCAAGGTTTTATTTGGAAGAGTAGGTCAACAACAAAATCAAAATGGAACAGCAGAAAATCCTTGTCCGTTAGTTGCTTTAGGTGCAATTGAGAACAATTTAATAATCAGTTTGACATTAAGTGGTTGTACTCCATCAGAGAGCGAATCCATGGAAAGTACTTCATTGGATAATGGTATGTGTATTCATAGATGTATGATATCTAATGTTCCCATTCAAAAATGGGTGAATTTATTAATAAGTATTTATGGACAAACATTAGATGTTTATATGGATGGAAAATTAGTAAAGACGTGTGTTATGCCTGGAATTGCACAGATTTATCCAGACCAGAATGTTTATGTTACACCTTATGGTGGATTTTCTGGATGGACTGCAAAATTCCAATATTATCCAAATGCATTGAATCCTCAAGAGGCATGGGATATTTATCAAAAAGGATATGGACAAAGTTGGTTATCTAGTATTTTTGGAAAATATCAAATTAAGGTTTCTTTTATGGAAAATGGAACAGAAAGTAATAGTTTTACAATTTAATAACCTTTTTCTATAATATATATATATGTTTGGTCAACAAAATAATGGAATGTTTAGTAATTCAGGAGGTGATTTATTTGGTTCCGGAAGTGGTTCTGGTTCTTCAGGAGGTGGATTATTTGGCTCTTCAGGTTCCGGAGGTGGTTCTGGTTCTTCAGGAGCTGGATTATTTGGCTCTTCAGGTTCTTCAAGAGGTGTCTCTGGTTTTGCTTCTGGTGCTAGCAATAGTTCATCAGCATTCAATGATTTTATGAATTCAAATAGTCTAGTTGCTAAAATTTCATTTTTACTTTTAGCAATATTTGTATTTTTAATAGTATTGCAGTTTTCAATTACATTTTTAATATGGTTGGGAACTCCAGGAGGGGATGTGAAATTATTTAATGGAATGGTTGATGGTAAACAAAGAATTGATATTCCACAGGACCCAAATATTGAGGGTGCAAAAACTGTAATGCGCTCTGTAAATACTCCAGAAGGAATTGAATTCACTTGGTCTGTATGGATTTTTATTGATGATTTGAATTATAAATCTGGTCAATATCGTCACATTTTCCATAAAGGTAATGAAGAGTATAATAATGATTCAAGTAGTCAACAATTAGGATTAAGTATGCCAAATAATGCTCCAGGATTATACATATCTCCAAACACAAATGAATTAACAGTATTTATGAATACATTTGATGTAATGAATCAAGAAACAAGAATATCAAATATTCCCTTGAATAAATGGATAAATGTGATTATTCGTTGCAAAAATTCTACATTAGATGTATATATTAACGGAACCATTACTAAAAGTACTAAGTTATTAGGTGTTCCTAAACAAAATTATGGTGATGTTTATGTTGCTGCGAATGGTGGATTTTCTGGATATATTTCTAATTTATGGTATTTTAACCATGCTTTAGGAACAAACGAAATACAAAGATTAGTAAATAAAGGTCCAAATACAAAACTCACTGGAAGCAATGCAATTAATGCTACAAATACAACAAATTATTTATCTTTAAGATGGTTTTTTTATGGTGGTCAATAAAATATTTTCATATTATAATGTATAATGCAAAAAAAGGTATTGATTATGATAGGTGTAGGGTTATTGATTATTTTTTTAATTGTAAGAAATGTTTCTGTTGTATATACAACGCCTCAAACTACTAGTACTACTAGAAGTGCTACTGTTGTTTATAGAAACCCTCCTAACAGAAATACATATTATGTAAATAATGTTCCTTCGCATTATAATTCATATAAGGCACAATATTACAATTAATTTTTGCAAGGCAACTATTTCACAAGGTCATGTTTTGCAATGTAACTATTTTGATATATATTTTTTATAAATAACTAATATATGTCAAATTATTCTTATTTACCTAAACCACCAAGGGCATGGACAAGATTTGAAAATTCATGTGTATATTTAAAGGAAAACCAGACAAACCCAAATACTGAAATATATGTACCAATTTTAAAAAAAACTATTACATATGCTGAATTAGCACATGTAAATCAAATATATAAAAAGGGTAATATTCTTCAATATAAATCAAACAGTTCTAATTTAACAAAACAGCAAAGATATTCACAAATTGCAAAAGGAGCATGGACAAATCGGAATACTAGTTGGGCAACTCAAACTGATAAATATACTAATCCAAACACACAGAGTTTGAAACGGATTAATTATGGAACAATTCCCCTAATACCTGGAACAGAAAATACAACTGGTTCTTTATGTCCAATTATTCCTCCAAGACCTCAATACAATGTTTTGCCTGCAACCATAATACCAGACCCAGGAACAGAAGAACCGCCAATTGACCCTCCACCTGAAGAACCTCCTGCTGGGGAGGAAAGTAAATTAATGCCTCCTTATATTATGCCAGATGAACCACCAGAATCTATTTTAATTCCTGATGGTGGAACCTTGATATGTAGTCAAATTGAGGATATTTGTACAGGTACTATTATTAAAGAACTTAGTGGTACATCACAATGTGCTCTAACAAGTGAATCAGGTGTTCCAGGTATTCTTCAAGAATTATGTTGGAATGATGGTTTGAGTACTTATTATCCTCGTGTGCGTTTAACTTATGGACCTAGTAGTGATAAATTTCCTGAAAATTATAAGGGTCTGGTTAGTGCAATTAAACCTGCAGCTCCTACTTTATCATTAGAATCATCTGGTATAGGTTCTAATAATCTAGGGACAATTACATTAAAATGGGAATTTACTGAGTCAATATCATGTATTCCTATTAATAGTTTTTTATTATTTGAAAATAATAATCTTATTGAAAGAATTAGTTATGAAAGTAGAAGTATTACATTAAATAATTTACCTCTTTTAACTAATTTAATTTATATATTATTTGCTCATTCTACTAGTGTAGATTCGGACCCATCTAATCCTGTAGATGTTTATATTATACCACCAATATAATTTTATTCTCTCATTTCAGGATACATACAAATTTGTTGACTTGGGAAAATATCTCCTGACATGCATTTGTCATTTTCGCCTACTTTAATACAAGTACGAAATCCACGGTCTTCGCCAATATAGCACCATCCAGATTTACCGCTTGCCTTACTAGATTGGATAGTAGAACTTGACTCATCTGCTCCATAACCATCTTCTTCATCTGTTCCTTGATGATATTTATTTGCTTGATTTAAACTTGAATTTAATTTTGCTTGTTGTGAATTATTTGCTTGTTTTATATTAGATGCTGTATTTTCAGCATAATCTAATGTTGTATTTACAGTATTAGCAGTAACATCAACCGCACCTTTAGTACCAGTAGCAGCAACATTGACAATTTCCTTTGTAACTTCAGCAGTACCTGTTCCTAAAATAGAGGCAATTTTAGCACTTAAATTTGCAAATATTTGTGTTCCTTTTGCTAAATAAACAAAAATATTGAAACCTAAGAATGCTAAAATGAGTATAATAACAATCCAAGTAGTCCAACCCCAACCGGAACCAGTGGTAGAATTAGACCCAGAAAAAAAACTTGATGAAGAAGAACTACTAAAATCTCCGAGTGAACTTCCGAGTGAATTATTTGATGAAGAGAATGTATTATTCATTATAATAAAAATAAATATATTAAATTTTTATTATAATTCGCATTATTTGCGCATTATTTATCAAATGTCAATAAATACATGAATTTATTCAAGTCACTTAGGATTTCATCGCGAATATTATATAAATCGCTATTAGACATTGTTTTAAGTGCTGGATTATTATCTAAACCTACTAAATAACTTTTATATTCCATTATTTCTCTCTTCAATTGTTCCTTTGAAGTAAAATCCTTTAATGAAATTTGTTTTACATTGCTTAGATTCACTCTATCACCACTCTTTCCCAAAAGTACTTCAACAAAATTATCAATATGTTCATTTAATTGTCCATATAATTCATCTGTTGCTTTGTGAGTTGCATAACTTCTTGTTTTCCAATGAAATAATTTTATAGTATTCAATAAGGTAATAAATTTGACAACAATTTGCTGTTCAAATTTTTGTGGAATTCCTCGGTTCTTTTTTGTTCCATGTCTCTTTAAGTTCTTTTTTGTCTTTTTATTAAATGAAGGCATTATATATTGATTGTATAAAAAATATATTTTGGGTCATATGAATAAAATATATAAATAATAGGTGTTTTACAAATTATGAAGAAGGAAGTATTGTGTGACTCTTATATTCTATTAGTTTATTTCTAATAATATAAATTGCTGAAATTGTCAATAATGAAATTTCAGTTGAAGAGCGGATAATCATAGGCATATCTTTATTATTTACGCTATAATATATCCACAAACTAGATGAACTAATATTCAAAATGCAAAATAGTAAAGAAAGTGAATTTGTGCTTTTATTTTTGTATAAAAGAAACATAAAAATGATTCTTCCAATGACTGATAATGATGTTGCTGTATAAGGTAAATAATGTAAATCATTGTTCATTATAATAATAATTGTAATTATAATTATTCTTTGTATCTTTATTTAAGATTGTTGAAAAAGAGAGTCAAGAACCCTTGAATTCCAGCGAATATTATCATAACAATAAAAATAATGACAAACTCTGAACCAGTTGGTAATTTAAAGTTCATATCTTGGGTTTGATTTCTTCTGCCGATGTTATAGTGTATCATATTTTCAGTCATATTGACAAAAATATATACAATAAAAGAAACAATAATTAAATGAACATTTTTACCAGTAAAAATATACATATATTATATTTATATAATTTTACACATTATTTCCTATGTTTTCTATGCTTTCTATGCTTTCTAGATTTCCTAGATTTTCTAGATTTCCTATATTTTCTAGATTTCCCTCCTCTTCTTGGTCTGCAATTGCAATCACCTTCTCCCCAAGGGTCATCCATATGAAGAAGTTTTATCCACTCAACATTTTCTATGCTTTTGTCACCCCACATAACATCACAGCTAAATGATTTTTTTCCAGAAAATAAAGGCGGAGTGGTATAACACGCAACTATTCTTCCTTCTTCATGTCCTCCTTCATGTCTTTTAATAACTACTCTCTCATCAATCTGAAAGGGAATTTCTATTTTACGGATAGAACCAGCCATTTATATAAATTAAAATAGAAAATAGTTTAATTATAGTATATTTTATTGTTATAATGTTTTCTATGCTTTCTAGATTTCTTTTATAAATTTATAAAGTAGGAATAAATTTCTCTCCAAATGCATTCATTTTTTCTAATTTATCAATTGTTTTATCTAAATTGGATTTTCCTCCATTTTTGAATAAATAATCAGTATTTGGAGATTTTTCATTTTTTTTAATTTGTTTATAAATAGAGTCTATTTTTTTGACTATTCCATTTACTTCTTCTTTTTCCTTTATTAATTCCTCATTTTGATGAATAGGTTCTGTAAGAATACTAATTGCATAATAAAGGATATACTTTCGCCTTTTTCCGCAACCATTATTGTATTTAAGACTGAATAAAGAGAGAAGACTATTCATTAATTTTTGAATAAATGTGCTATTTAGGGAGGCCTCCTTTAAAAGTGCATCCCATAAAAGCCATACTAAATCCATTTGGTCTTTAGAATTTACAGGCATTTTAAGGCGGCGACCACATTTACATTTTTCCTTTTTGCTTTTGCATATGCTTTCATATTCTAACACCCAGTCAACCCAATAACATGCATTGATTGCATTTTTGGAGTCTTTTGATAGATGATACGCGAATTCATTCATAGGAATAAATAGTTCTTTTGGGTCTTCTGGAATAATGATAGTTTCTCCATAAGATACATTAGGTGCTTTTAATTTATCTGCAATTTGTGTCATTTCAAATTCTTCTTTTTTTATTTTTATTTCATCTAAACTATGCTTGCGTTTTGCATAACAAAGAATGCATATTATTTCACAAAAAAGGCGACGAATTTTATCATTGTTACGCATTTTGATTTCATGGCCATTATAACCAATTGTAATAATTTCCTTAAAAATATTTATACGCATTTCTAAATAAATTGCAAGTTTAGGGTTTCCTAAATGTATGTATTTGCTATAAAAGAAAAGTATAATTTCCCATAAATCGCTGAAATGACCAGCACAAATGAATTCAGCACTCCAATAACATGCAGGTTCTATTTTGGAATTTTTCAAATTATTTAGTAATTCTTTTTTAGCATCAGTTTTTTTATATTCTGAAAAGGTGATGCCTTTAAAATCCTTTTGTTCTCTCACATCATTAATTTCAGAAATAGAAGATTCGGACATTGTTATATAATTAAAAATTATACAAAAAAATAATAAGAACAACATATATATGAAAATTATTTTGAAACAATTCAGAAGTATTACAAATTTATATAATAAAATGAGTAATTGGGGGAAGGTGATTGTTATTGTAGTAGTTTTACTTCTTTTCGTTACTTTATTCAATAATAACAATGAATTGAAGAGAGAAGGTTTTGAAGAAACAAAGGATTTTGTATTTAAAGACGGTGTAGGATTATATGATGGTTTTTATGCAAACATTTATGATTATCTTGTTTATAATGATATCAAAAATAATTATGAAATTGGTGAAATTATCAATCAAACAAAACCAACAAGTCAAAGTATTATATTAGATATTGGTTCTGGAACAGGGAATCATGTTGCATCATTAAATCATGATGGTTATAAAGCAGTTGGTCTAGATAGTTCTGAAGCAATGATTGCTAAAGCCCAAGAAAATTATCCAGACCTTGATTTTGTGAGAGGTGATGCAATGAATGCTATGGAATTCCAGCCAGGTAGTTTTACTCATATTATTTGTTTATATTTCACAATTTATTATTTCAAGGATAAAATGCAATTTTTCAATAATACAATGAAATGGTTAATGCCTGGTGGTTATTTAGTGATACATGTTGTTGATAGAGATATGTTTGACCCAATTATTCCTCCTGCGAATCCTTTATTAATGTTAACTCCACAACGTTATGCTAAGGAACGCATAACAAATAGTAATGTTGTTTTTGAAGATTTTAAATATAGTGCAAATTTTGAATTAGATAATAAATCAAATATTGCAAAGTTTGTAGAAAAATTCAAAAATAAAAAGAATGGAAAAATGTTTAGAAAGCAAGAACATAAATTTTATATGGAACCTGAGGCGAATATTTTGACTATGGCAAAAAATGCAGGGTTTATTATATTAGGTAAGGTTGATTTAATTAAAGTTGGGTATGAATATCAATATTTGTATGTTTTACAGAAACCTGAATAAATAAGTGTTACTTTCTTCTGTCAAAATAATATAATAAAGAAAAGAATATAATAAAGAAAAGGATATAAACATAATTATATAAATTAAATAAATTGTAAAATTATGTATAACTTAATAGCACAATGGATTGTTTTGAAAAAATACAATAATCAAGTATTAAATGTACCTCCTGAAGAATGTATATCTGAAATAATCTATGATGATAATCAATATTGCATTATAAAAAAGAAATTGTGTAATAAACATATTGAATTGTATATTACATATAAAAGGGAATTAGAAACCAATGATTTCATTTTTGTAAGAGGATTTTTATATAAAAATAATGAAGAAATTAAAATAATGAGTGTTGTTGTTTTTGAATCATTACAAATTGGTGTGAATTGTTATGATAAAATTGCAATTTGTGATTATTTGTAAAACTGCTTTTACATTAGATATGCGTTTTGATAACCATCTTTTTTAATATGAAATATATATGTATTGGTATCATGCATTATTATACATATTATTAGTTGTTATTGTGATTATTTTAATACTTATGGCATATATTAAAGCAAAATATAAATTTTGGACTATGCAACCAGTCTTTCATGTATATGATTTAAGGTATTATTTCTTTAAACAAGGAATTATTATGCATGAACTACCTTCAAAAAATAAATATTGTAATTTCAAAGATATTGAAACATTTATCTATGGAAAAAATATTAGCGAACATCAGCTCACTAAATTCCTCCATTTTATTCGCTCAAATTATTTACAAAACAAACAAAATAAATTCATGCCAAATAAATCCAATATTAATCCTTACTTTGAAGGTCATAATGCAGCATGTTATTTATCATTTTATAATGATAATGAACTCCTACTTGACTCAAAAAAAGGAACTATGATAGAACATAAAAGAATCAAATCGGTCATGACTGGGCGTCCGATTCATGTAATAATAAATAAACCTTCTACAAGTTCTAATGGTGGTGAATTTGATGCTTATTATATTGATTATTTATGTGTTGATAAAAATAATAGAAAAAGTGGAATAGCACCGCAAATGATACAAACTCATGAATATAATGCTAGACATTTGAATAAAAATATAAAGGTGAGTATTTTCAAGAGAGAAGGAGAACTCACAGGAATAGTCCCTTTGTGTGTTTATACAACATATGGGTTTCCAATGAATGGCTGGACTCAACCAATAGATTTACCTGCAAATTATAATTTAATAGAATGTGGACCAAACAATATTCATTATTTATTAGATTTTATGAAGAGAGAAACACCTAATTTTGATATTGTTTTAACAACTGCTATTTCAAATTTACAAGAACTTATTAAAACCAATAACATATATATTTATCTAATTATTTGTGAAGATGAAGTTCAATGTGTTTATTTTTTTAGGAAAACAAACACTTTTATTGAAGATGAAATAGAAGGGCTTTGTTGTTTTGCTTCTATAAAGTCTAGTGATTTGAATAATGAAATATTTATACATGGATTTAAGGTTGCATTTTGGAAAATATGTGCAGCATCCAAGACATTACGATTTGCTGTGATAGAGGACATATCCCATAATAATGCTATTATAGAGAATTTAAAAAAGCGCACAAATCCTTCTATTGAATGTCCGTGTGCTTATTTCTTCTATAATTTTGCATATCCAACATTTCATTGTTCTAAAGTTTTTATTATAAATTGATTAATATTTTTTGGATTTTTTGTAATTTTTCTTGGATTTTTTGTTTTTATGTGATTTTTTGGACTGCTTTTTAAAATGTTTCTTAGATTTTTTACTATGTTTTACTAAAGTTCGTGATTTTCTTCTTCTACCACCAGAAAGAGAACATCCTCCACCAGTACCTTTTTCTTCAACACATCTAACAAATTTATTTAATATTTCATTTTTGAATCTTTCCAATCTAGATTTTTCTCTTTCAAGGTTTCTATTAGTTTGAAGAAGTGAATTTGTTTTGACAAGAAATCTTTCCCTAGCATCTTCCTTCTCAGATGGATCAACTGTATCATCATTTAATATTTCTTCTTCATATTGAATTTCCGTTATTAATATTGGTATAATTGTTGTCTCAATCTTTTGTATTTTTTCTTGTAACTGTCTATAATTTGTAAATGCAAGAGATTCAGGTGTTGTAAGTTTTTCTATATCTTCCGGACGAATTGCTTCTGAAGATTCCAAAAGTCTAAGTATTCTGTTGTCGTGTATTGTTTTTTTTCTTTTTTCAGGTGTATTTCCTTCAGCTAGTAACAATGCGCGATTCTCCAAAAATTCATCAGTAGTTGCATTTGCAGTTTCTTCTTCTGTTAAAATTCTCCCTTCTTTTTCTGTTATTGCATCTCTTGGTTTCATATCACTACTTTCTGAAGAGTCTGAATCTCTATCAATTATTGCCTCTCTTGGAGCATTACTCATCTATATATTATCTTACATATTTTCCTACACGTGCGAAAGAATCAACAACAAAAATAATAAATATTCCTAAAAAGGAATAAAGAATTACTTCCTCTGTAACATTTCCAGTTTTTTCATCTTGTTGGTCTTCTAAGAGCTTAATCATGTAGTTAAGTTTTTCAATCAATATATCATTTTTATCACCTGATGATTGGTAAGAGTTATGTGCATAACTTTGTCCTTGTCCTTGATTTGCAGTGTTATTTCTGTTATACATTTCATTGTAATTTGGCATATAGCGTTGATAATTCTCATGATTGTTATTTCCTAATTCTCCTAAATAAGAATTATTTTCATTTCCACCATTTTCATTTCCACCATTTTCAATATCAGATAAAAATTGTGGTTTAGAATTTTGAGAAGGTTGTCCAACAAATAGATCCATAAGACCATTTGTGGGTTGTGAATTTTCTTTTAACCGTGTATTTTCAACACCAGATGAATGAGGTGGTGGTGGTGGGTTAAAATCTGCTAATGGTTCATCTTCAGAAGGTAAATTGTGGATAGTTTGAAGTACAGAATTTACCTTTTCAGAATAATTATTTTCTTTAGGAGAAGGAGTTCGTTTTTGAGTTTTATTTAATGCTCGTTTTCTTGATATTGTATTATCATCCCTTACTGTATTTATTTCATTATCAAATGGAGCTGCATACATTGCTAAAGACATTCTCTTAATAAAAATTAAGATAATAATTTGAAAAAGAATTGCATTAAATAAAAATATATAGTTAAAATATATATGAATTTTGAAAAGTTGATTTTAAAAAATAAGAAGAATATTTGTATTATTTTAGTTCTTTTTGTAGTGTTATTTTTTCTGACTATTCCTAATAAGGTTGATTTTTTATATAAAAAACCATTAGGTCGCGCATATTTGATTGCGTTGTTGATTATTGTTACTACATATAATCGTTATTTAGGGTTGATTGCAGTATTGATAGTTGCTTCAATTTATAATAGTAGTGATACTATTACTGAAAATTTTGTGGAAGGTAATGAGGAAGCTAATGAGAAGGATAATAAAGAAGAAACCAGTTTTATTGATTCAACTCTTAATGCAATGGGGTTTGAAAAAAAGGGGGAAGAAAAAACAGCAATTCAAAAGAGGAGACAAGAAAAGGAAGAAAAAGAAAATTACATGACAAGAACTGATATTGTTGATGCTGAAAGTAATATGAAGCTTGGAAAGGAATCATTTTCTTTGATGTCTATACCAAATTTATTCAAATCATCAAAGGAACCACGAGCAAATTGGAGCGACCAAAATGCTTACGGTTTACCTTTTGCACCAATAAAATAAGATGCAATAAAATATAATTAAATATATAAAAATCTATATATAATTATATGAAGAAAACAAGGAAATTTGTGTTTAATTATGTTGCGTTTTTTATATTTATTTCTATTTCGGCATTTTTAACAGCTTTTGTTTATGTTGAATTAATGAAGGATTATAAAAGAAGGTCTAATATAGAATCATTTACTATTCCAAATTTGAATTCTATTTATAGACCATTTATAAGAAATTGTAGATTATCTATGAATAAAAATATGAATTCTTTAGGTATGAATTTAGATAATGTTTTAAGAAAAAATGGTTGGATTGGTTAAAAAGGATAAGGATTAAATTTGAATATATTATTTTTATATTATAATAATTTAATAGCATGGCAAAAAAATCTAGAAAAAATATTAAAATACCAAAATTAGAGGGTCTTCCTAATGTGCAAGGGACTCCTAATGTGCAAGGTGTTCCTAATGTGCAAGGGACTCCTAATGTGCAAGGTGTTCCTAATCCAATGATGCCACCACAATCATCAGGCGTTAGTTTTTTTAAAAATCCATTTGGATACATTAATGACCATATACAATATTTAAATTCAAGTAAATTTTTTGCAGGAGTTGTCATGATATTATTGAATGTTGGTTCAAAATTTATTAGTGTTCAATTTAGTAAATCAACTGAGGAATATTTAAAATTTTCTTTAAGTAAGCAATTGCTTGTGTTTTCAATGGCATGGATGGGTACTCGTGATATTTATGTTGCTTTAGGATTAACTGCTGTTTTTGTAGTTTTGTCGGACCATTTATTTAATGAAGAAAGTAAATTCTGTGTTGTGCCTCATAAATATCGTGTACTTCATAAATTAGTAGATACAAATAATGATGAAGTTATTTCTGATACAGAAGTAAATTCTGCAATTGCAATATTAGAAAAAGCAAAAAGAAATAAGGAACAAAAACAACAAAAAGATACTTATGCTAAATATTTCAATTATGATGTTATTAATAATTCTTAATGAAATTAAATTACAATATAATTTAATAATATAATCATTTTAGGTAATAAATAAATAATATTAATCTTTATTTATTATATGAGTTCCAATAATCCACTAAATGATCCACTAATACTAGAAGAAGAAGAAGAAGAAGAACAAGAAGAAGAAGAGTTAACAAGGGATGTCATAAATGAATTAATAAAAAAACAATTAGAAACACAACAAGCAGCTACAGCAGCAGCAGCAGCAGCAGCAGGTAAAACAGCTACAGTAGGAACAGCTAAATCACCTACAGTAGGAACCGAAGCAAAAGCAACAGCAATAAATAAAAAGGGTTCTAGTGAAATAAAGGATGATAATCCAGATAATTTACCAATACCAAATACATTAAGTATTTTTATAAATACACGAATAAGAAATTATACAAAGATACGTTATGAGCCTTCTATGAGTGTACCAAATAGTAAAAGCAAAAATGTATATTTTAATCCTTTAATAAAACTGAAAGATTCATCTATTTTTTCTGTGCCGAAAAGTTCAAACCCAAATGAAAAATTTACACAATTTTTCAATAAAAATGAATTTACAGGTTTAATAAATAGAAGTTTAAGTTTAACTGGGCAAAAACCTGTGAATTTAATTGAAGCTACAAATGCAGGGTTTGTAGATGCAAATATTCAATTAACATTGAATGCTTTATTCGCTCCGAATAATATTTTTTATATTAAGGATAAACCATATACAATTTATTCTTATAATTGGAATAAAGGTGATTGGAGGGTAGATACAAAAAGTTTTGAGAAAAAATTCCCTCTATTATCTTATGGCTCATCGTTAGGATATTATAATCAATATGGATTAAGACTTCCTGTATATGATAGTGAAGAAAATAAATCATTAGCAGAAAAACAGTTACAAAAATTGCAAATATTAAATTTAACAGAAGGTTCAACAGCACAGGAATCATGGTCAAGATTTAAACAATATGATAATACATCTAGTTTAACAAAATCAAAAAGTGATAAAAAAAATATACAACAACAATTAATAGAATTACAAAAAAATATTCAAGGAGTCGCTCAAGGAGCGAAGGATATTGCAAAAAATGTATTTTATTTAAATTTTATTGGTAATCCTGAAAATTCTAATTTTGGGACAAATCCATTAACACAATTGATATTTTTTCAGGAAGAAGGTTCTTTGATGAAATATGTTGGTGAAAATTCAAAATTAAATGTTCCTTATAGTGACATGATTATTTCATATAATAATTGTCTTGAAAAAATAACGGAGTTTTATAAATTAGATGGTATTTTTATTACAGATGAAAAGACAGATAGGAAAAATGCAATAAATAATGCAAGCAAATTTAAAGAATATGAAGATTTAGTGAATTCATTAGTTGATGATTTTAAGTATAATATTATTAATTTGAGAAATACCAAACAAAAAATTCTACAAAATGATAAATTGAAAAGTGAGTTTTTTGTTAAACTAAGTAAGGTGACTGATTTAAAAAAAGAAATAATGGGGCTTATTTTGAATTTGTATAAAAAAATGCAAGAAGTATGGTCTTCTTTAAAAATATATTATGAAAATGTTGTGAATTTTTATGAATTGTTTTTAAAGATTAAAAAGGGTGAATATAAATTTAATTTTGATAGAAATATATTAGATTTATTTCATTTATTAGTTCATTTTGATATTAAATGTTTTAAGAATTTATCTAATTTTATTAATCCATCTCCTGAAAATTATGAGATAATAAAAAAATTAATAGAAACTGAAATTGTTAATTTAGATAGGCCTTCATTAATTGATAATTTTAATAAATATTATGATTTTCCCAATTTATTATTAATTGAAAAGGATAATTTAACTATTAGTTGGTTAAAAATTATTTCTATTAATGAAACTGTTAAGATGAAAATATTTGAATCTTTATATGTACAAACAAATGGATTTTTAGAAGGTAAACTGAAAATATATTCTATTCAAAAAATAAATATAACAAAGGATTTACTTATTAAAAAAAGAAATATGGTAGATGATGATGAAACGAAAATATCTATTATTGCATCTGCAAATGTAATTACTCTATTTTCAAAAATAGCATTAATTTCTATGGCACGAGAAAATAATTATTATGTAACCAGATTAAATATTTTAAATATTAATAAGAATATTATTATAAAGATAAAGAATTATTATTTATTGATTCTTGAAAAAATTACAAATAGTAAAATAAGTTATAAATCATCTAATGATTCTAATTTAATAAGTAATCAAGTTGCATATAATAATAATTATGAAAGTATATTAGGTTTACTTCCGAACCCAATACAATTCTTTTCTCTCAAGATTACTGTGCCTTTATTTACTCCGTTACAAGGTGTAACTTATATGCAACCAGAGCAAAAAGTCTATGATAAACAAGGTAATATGAAAACTAATAAAATTTCATTGGAAGAACCAAATGCAATTATTTTTAAAAATGCTGATTATTTTGTTTCTATTAGACTGATTGGAGGAATTAATACAGTTGATGAAAATGATAATGATTCGTTAATTGGAAAACTTAGAAAAAATGACAAGGATATTATTCATTATGAAAATGAAATTCTTGAGTATCAATTCAATATAATGACAATTTCAATAAAATACAAAAATACTTTGAATGATTTTTTACCAAAATTATCAGATATTGGTATTTTAACAAATTGTGAAACAATAATGAATCCTTCGTTTTTATCAATGCAACCATTGAGTAACAATGAAATAAAAATAAAATGGTTAGAAAATTTGTTGATTGATAATGATGATGAAGAAACAAGTTTTAATTTTATAAATTATATTTCTAAGTTACTAGATGATGAATTCATACCTTGGAATGATGATTATCTTATTTTAATACAAAAATTTAAAACTTATAAATACAAAGGGGTTGATTATTTAACTTTTGGAAAAACTGGTGATAGTATTTTTGATGCAATTAATACTGCTTTTAATGGAACACTCATTATGACTAATTCAAAATCAAATAATAGGTATGCAATTAATGAAGAAGGTACTTTGTTTGAGGGATATTATAGTGCTGAAAATTTAAGAAGGGCTGTTGCAGAAAATTTTGGTAATGATGAACTTGATTTATTGATGAGTTTAGATTTAGTTGATTTTAGACATCCTTCAAAAAATAATAAAAACAGTTTTTTATTTGATGGACAAAGATTTATTGGAAATGAGAGTGATATAATTGATAAAATAAAAAATGCAATAGAAATAACTGGTGAAGATGGAGGTCATTTTGGGATACCTGAATTAATTATTCCAATATTGTCTAAAATTTTTAAAGTTAATATTTGTGTTTTGATTGAATTTGACTCTAATAAAGATTTTGAAGAGGGTGATATGGTTAATGTTGATAGTAAAGAAGAAAAAAATCAAGAACAAGGGCAAAATAAGATTAGAGTAATACAATCATTTAATGGAATTGTAAAAAAAGTCAATAAAAAAAACAATAAAAAAAACAATAAAAAAAATAAAGAAAGTAAAGAAGTGATTATTGATGTAATTAATAAAGATGATGAGATTATCATGTCTAATTATAAAAAAGAAAAATTACATTACTTGGTTGATGAAAAGAATTATAGGGTGGATTGTAAAATGATGCAAATTTGTAAGTTTTATTTAAATAATTATAGATTAAATATTGATAGTTTTCCTTCTATTTATTTAATAAAAAAGACAAATGGAAATTATTTCTATTATGAGTTATTATATTTTGTTGATGATGAAAGTGAA